ACAAAAAATATTGAAACAAAATGTAAGTCAGAAAATGAGTGTCGCTTACATCCCACCGAGCCTTCGGCATCAATGGGTTTTACACTCCGTTTTATAAATGAGATTTTCATATTAAATGTTTAAGAGAGTCTCACATGAATCTATATTATATGCTTATGTGATCTCTTTTTAAATCCAATTAGATTCTCTATAGAATCTCTTATAAGACTCTAACCCTTTCAGAAGAACTTACAATGTTTTAAATACGATAGATAGCTATTTGTTTAACTTTTATATAAAAAAAGTCATAAAAACTTAGTTTTATGAAAATAAATGATAAAATGGGACATATAAACATCATAAGTCTATTATACATACTATAGGAAACATACATGTGTGAATTCTATAAAAAATGTAAAAAGGTTAAACAAAATCGTACGAAAAAAGATTTAACTACTGTAATTTAAAATTAACAAACGTAAAAAAAGTAACATTATGGAAGACTTAGACATATTCAATGTCGACATGGATGCTTTTGAATCTAAAGCACCTGCATCAAACTCATCAAAAGAGAATTTATTTAAACCAGATCCTAAACAAGCAAAAGACAATGTGTATTCTGCTGTTTTAAGACCAGTGTACTGGCTAGGAAATCCAAATGGTTTTAACCCAAAGGACAACTTTATCGAAAAGAAAACATTCTATTTAAAGAATGCTGCTGATGAAGGTGGTTACTTTGATTCTCCTGCATCAATTGGTGAAAAATGTGAAGCAATGGGAGCATTCTTCAAATTAAAGAAAGAAGGAAAAACTGACCAAAGATCTGAAGATCTTGCTGGTGAAATTAGACCAAAATCTAGTTATTTCTATCTTGTATTAATTGAGAAAGATCTTATCAACCCAGAAAATGAAGGGAAGTTAATGATCTGGAAAGCACCTATCCAAGTTCACAAATTAATCAATGGAAAAGTTAATCCTGACGAAAAATCTCAAAAATTAGGTAAGAAATCAGAAGATATCTTCAATCCCCTTACTGGTAGATCTATTGAAGTAAACGTTGGATTAAAAGGAGGATTCTGGAACTATGACGGTTGTGAATTCCAAGAGTCTAAACCAGTAACATTCAAAGGTTCAGCATTTACTCCTGAAGCAAAAGGAGATTTTGTAGACTTTATTAAAACTGGTGATGAGTTAATGAAAACTTACATTTATACTCCTATGGCTGCTGACAGAAAAGAATTACTATTAGATATCATTACTGAAAAGACTGGTATTACTTTTGGTGGTAAAAGTTCTGCACCTAAGAGAAAAATGAAAATCTCTAACGTTGATACATCTGCTGAAGATGTTGACGAGGTTCTTGCTGAAGTTGAAGCATCAACTCCAAAAGCTGAAAAGAAATCAGCAATGGAATCTGCTAGACCAGAAGATGATTCTGATGGTGAAGAAATCAACGATTTCTTAGAAGATCTAGATTTAGATTAATTCATTGAATTTTATTTTATAACATTAAAGGGTAGGCAATGTCCTACCCTTTTTTTAGAACTAAATATATGTGCAAAGAAACTCTAAGAATACATTTAACAGAACAAGTACAAGAAATATTAAATGAGACATTTACAGATGTTCATAGAAGAAAATTAAGAGATAAAAAATCTGAATTACTTTTAGCATGTCCAGTATGTGGAGATTCACTAAAACATAAAACTAAAAAACGAGGGTATTTCTATTTTGATACAATGAAATATCATTGCTTTAATGGTGAATGTGTAGCAAAATATTGGGATGCCTTTTATTTCTTTAAAATATTCGATAAGAGAATTGGCAATTTAGATTACATAAAAGATATTGCTGAAATCTTAAAGAATAATAGAAAAAATAGACAACATGTTACTCTACATAATAGTAGTGAATTCTTTCAATTTTTACATTCTAATGCATTTTTAACTAAAAGAATAGTAGATTATTATGGTCTTAAACCTTATACTGCTTACCCTTGGTCACAACAATTTATTAAAGATCGTTTACTTCATGGAGTAAAAAATGAACTTTTATTTAGAGTAAATAAATGGAAAAAGAGAGAAGTTTGGATTCTAAATAAAATTGGTGATGATAGAGTAGTTGGGCTACAGATAAAGAATATGGATGGTGGGCCAAAATATTTAACTAAAGATTTTTCAAAACTGAATGAAGAAATGAATCATGAAATAGAATTTAAAGATGAGATCTTTAAAGGCACTTGTGATAACTTATCATTAATCTTTAACATATTCAATGTAAATTTAGAAGCACCTCTTACAGTATTTGAAGGTCCTTTAGATTCATTCTTTTTACATAATAGTGTAGCAACAGCTGGAGCAACAAAGCTAAAAGAGTTTTTTGATGAGATGGATAATATTAGATATTTCTATGATAATGATAGTACTGGTAAAACTAATGCTATTAGCAAAATAAAGAAAAGAAAACAAAGTTTTATGTGGGCTAAATTCTTTAAAGATTTTAAGTATAAAAATAAGAGAATTAAAGATTTAAATGAACTTATAAAATATGCATATGATAACAAAGATGAAGGCAAATATAAAGAATCATTAAATAAATTATCTACATATTTTAGCAAAATAAAATACGATATCTATAATGTCTGACAAATTAACAGAAGAATATACATTATTCGGTAGTAAACATATACCCAGAGAAGAAAGAAATGAAAAACTTAAACTTCCATTAGAAGCATGGGCTTTAAAAAATAAAATGGAAATAGTCCCGAAGATAACTATAGAAGATTTAGAAGAAATACCAACATCTGAAGAATTAGATTTAAGTATAACAGAAAAGTCTAAAGATTCTAATAAATCATTATTCTAATGAGTGAAGATAAAACACAAGAATACTATGATAAAATTTCTGCTCTTGAAGACAAGTTTGCAATAGAAAGAGAAGAAATTAGCTCATTTATTAAAGAGAATATCATAGATAAGTTAAGCGATATAAAAAATGTTGCTGAAATACAATTTCATCAAATTTCACAAAGACAGAGAATGAGTGATAAAATATCAACTCTTAAATCTAGAATAAGGAAGCATAGTGAAAAACTTGGAGCAGAAAGAAAAAGATTATTCTTTTACTATAAAACTGACTATACTATAAGATTAAGTGATACTGAGATAAGTAAACATATCGATGGTGACTTAGAACCTAAAATGAATTTTAAAATAGTTCTAGAGAACCAGATAGATTATTATAGAAGAACTATAGAAGGATTAGATAAAATTGGATTTGCAGTTAAGTATGTTATAGAGCAGCATAGGTTTTTGAATGGTGGTTATTAGAGTAATTAAATACTATGTAAATAAAATGTATTATGAAGTTCACGCTGTCACATAACGATAGAATGCTAACCTTAACGGAAAGCGAAAAGGTCGAAAGAGGTCAATTATCTAAGTCTCTAACTAAAAAGTTAGAATATTACAATTTCTTACCTCAACAAGTTAAGAAAAGATGGAATGGGATTATTTCTTATTTTCATCAAGATAAGTATGTGCCATCTGGGTTATGGATGGAGTTAAGAGACATAGCTAAAAAATATAACTTTCCTATTGAAATAGAAGGCCTTAGAAACTTATTCTATGACATTGATGGGCAAGAATTTAAAGAATATGTGAATAAGAAGTTTGAAGGATCTTCTATGCCACCTAGAGATTACCAAATAGAAGCTGCTTATAAAATATTAAAGCATCGTTTATGTATTAGTGAACTTGCTACATCAGCTGGTAAATCTCTTATAGTATTCATAGTATTTTCTTATTTACTAGATAATAAAATTAACAAAAGATGCTTAATGATTGTTCCTACTATTAACTTAGTAATTCAAGCATTTGAGGATTTTCATGAGTATAATAATGGTCTTAAAGAAGAAAATAAGACTAAACTAGAAATCAAACAAATTCATGGTGGCGAAAGTAAAGACTTCACTATGGCTCAAAACATATTCGTTGGTACTTTTCAAAGTTTAATACTATTTCCAGATACATTTCTAACTGCTTTTGATGTAGTATGTGTTGATGAAACTCATAAAGCTAAAGCAAAAACTATCCAAGATATTATCGGAAAATGTATAAATGCTAATAGAAAATTTGGATTAACTGGTACAGTACCAAAGAAAGGTACTCTTGACTGGCTTACATTGCAAGCATATCTTGGTCCTCTTGTTACAGAAATTAAAGCAAAAGAACTTCAAGATGCTGGGTACATATCTAAACTGTTCATAAATGTAATAGAGATACATCATAGCGATAAAATTAAAGAAGGTTTTGATATTGTATCATCTACTATAGAAGATAAGGCTAGACTCCTTAAGATGGAGCAAGACACTGTAATTCAAAGCTCTAATAGAAAAGAAGTAATAAAAAGAGTTGTTTCGAAGTGTAAAGGAAATCAATTAGTACTTTTTCATAGAACTTCTTATGGTAAAGAGCTTTATAAATATATTAAGGAAAATACTGATAAGAAAGTATATTATATAGACGGTGGAGTTAATAAAGATGTAAGAAATGATATTAAACATCTTATGGAAGATGATACTGATAAATTTCTTATAGCTTCTTATGGTACTCTTTCTACTGGTGTAAGTATTAAAAATATACATTATATTCACTTAACTGAAAGTTTTAAAAGTGATGTAATTATTAGACAAAGTTTAGGTAGAGGTTTAAGACTTCATAAAGATAAAACTATGCTATATGTATTTGATTATACTGATGTATTAAGAACTAACAAGAAAAATTTACTATACTTTCATAGTAAAGCAAGACAGGCAATTTATAATGAACAGAAGTTCCCATTTAAAATAAAAGAAGTTCATATATGAAAAGTCTGAATTACTTTAAAAAATACTGATAAATTTGGGAGCTCAGTAAAAAGACTTAAATCTTTTTATGAGAGATTTGGATTTAAAGTAAATAAAGATAGAAGATTTACAGAACAAATGATTAGGCTACCTAAGAGTGGAATAGGTAAATGATGATGAACATGATTAAATATAAAAACAAAAAATAAAACTTAACAAATGAGAAGTTTAGGACAAATTATTTTAGAACAAGAAAAATCTAAAAAACAAGCAGAATATGAAGAATTCTTCAAAGCAAAATTAGGAGCTTACGGAGTAGAATCACCTGCTGAATTATCTACTGAAGATAAAAAGAAATTTTTTAATGAGATCGAATCTGAATGGGATGGCGATACTAATGAAAATATTGCAATTGAAGAAGATCCAGGTGCTGATGTAGATGGTGGAGTTGCTGGTGATACTGAAGGCCAAGAAAATGGCGGAGGTGCTGGTAAAGATGAAGTTGAAGAAAGGGGTGACGGAGATGCTACATCTGATGAAATCGAAGATGCTGAAAATAAAATGGGAGAACCAACTACATCTGGTGAAGGTGAAGAAGTTGTATCTGATGAACAAAAAATTACTGCTGCTGTAAAAGAAGCATTAGCTGATTTTGAAAAATTAGACGAAGCTGGCGATACTGCATTATTAGTTAGAAAATTAGATTCAATCGTAGGTACTGCAATGAAAAAAATTGCTAAAGAATTAGCAACTAAAGGTTTCTCTGAAGAAGAAATCAAAACTTATATGGATGCTATCGTTTCTGCATCTATGGATAAGAAATAAAATAAATTTAACTAAATGAAGTCATATAAAAATTTCTTAAATGAAAGAAAGACTATCCAAGTTAAAAGAAAATATGGAGAATATGCACCGACAAATGTTGGTGCAAATGCTCCTGTTAGACAAAGAATTTTAGGATTTGTATCAAAGAAAGGTTCTTGTTGTAAAAATGACTTGGTAGAATTTATTAAATCTGCTAACGAAGAAACTGGTAGAAGTACTAATACTCAGTGGATTAAAAAGAATATGAAGTATTTAACTACATTTGAACAAGATGGTGAAACTCATTATAAATTATCTAAATTAGGTAAAAGAGTAATTAAAGCTACAACTGTAAATGAATCTACTAATGATTACGTAGAGGAAATTGGAGATTTAGAAGAACTTATCTATGATAAAGGTAATATGAAAGTTACTAATGCATGGGAAGATGAAGCTGAAGATTTACTACAAGGTAAAGATACTTGGGGAGAATTAGATGAACCTGATTTAACTCATGCTATTGATATGGCAAGATCTTTTATGAAAAAGCATAAGATTAAAGAATCTCTAATTATTGAAGGAGTAACTCCAACATTTAAAGCATTAATGAAACGTGCTAAAGCATTAGGAATTGAAACTGTTAGTGAATTAGAAGATTTAATCAGCAACGAATTTGATGAATCTGAGCCTTATATAACTGGTGCTGATTTCGAGATAGCTAAAAAGAAATTAAGACTTGAAGAATCTAAAGCTGATAAATTATGAAACCGGGTGATGGTGGGTAGTTCACTATAATGAACTATAATTCACATTTTGATAATGATATAGCAGCTAAAAACATGCTTAAAAAGTATGATGATTTTGTTGCTAAATTAGAAAAGGATCATGGAGTAGAAGTTTCGTCGGATCTATTTATAAAATGAAGCGTAAAACCCATCCCATCGCCTCTGGCGTGGGTGGGTAGTTCACGTATTAAATACTTAAACATAAAATTCGTAAGAATGAAGGAAATAAAAGATTTCTATAACGAACTGGGAGAAGAATTCCTACAAAAGATATTAAACTCTGAACTTAAAGTAACAGAAAAACTTACTGGTACTAAATTTGGTTTTAAAAAGAGTGGCGATTCTATAGATTTTTATAGCAGAGATAAAAGATCTCCATTAGGTCCTATAGATAGAACATTATCATCTTTATATGAAAATCCTATTTCATATATATCTAGTTTAGACTTATCAAATATACCAGATGATGTATATTTCTTTTTTGAATATTTTTATAATAATAAACCATTATCAGTAAAGTATGATAATCTACCTAAGAATGGATTGATTCTATCATGTGTGATGGGCTTAGATAAACAAGATGTAAATTCCATTAATAGTGAAACAAGTACTCTCACTAAATGGTCTAAAGCATTAGGAACTGATATGCCTAGAGTATACTTTAATGGTCTACTATCAGAAGAACAGAAAGAAATGATTTCAGACTTTGTTAAGACTGATTCATCAGATCTTCTTATTAAATTTGATACTAAAAGCTTTTCAAAGCATATTATTAAAATTCTTAATCCGAGATTAAGAAAAACTACACTGAATAAAGATATAGAAAAATCAATAGAAGGATTCATATTTCAGTTTACTGGAGATGAAAAAACTTATACTGCTAAAACTATAGATCCTATTTTTACTCAGATGCAATTACAGAATCGTGGAGAAAAAATTTCAAACGATGAAATAGGTTTATTACTTTATAGATTTATAGAATGGTTAAATGAGTCTAATAAGCTAAATACTATTACTACATCTGGTGATAATTCTGATGAAAAATACTTAGACATCATGTCCAAGCTTGTATCCATGTTCATTGAAGATAATAATACTTTTATAAAAGACATAGACATAAAGAAACCAACATTTGCAATTTTACCAGAATTTAGACTAAATCCTAAATTCATAAAGAATAAAAGGATTCAAGAATTCATAACAAATAATTCAGAATATTCTGATATTTATAAGATCTTAATATCTTCTTTTCGTAAAGAAAGAAAGAAAACTACACAGATTATAGATGAGACTTTAAAAAAGTACATAAATAACTATGTTAGGCTTATTAAGCTAAAAACAAACGAAACTATTACTGAGAGTTATATGACATTCAGTGAATGGAAAAAATTTAAAAAACAATAAACATTATGGCTAAGAAGAAAAAAACCGAAGTTGCTTTAGATG